AAGAAACATTACCTCCGCCATACGAACCAAATCCTTTGACGTATCCTGGTGCACCAACGTGTAATCCACTAGAACAACTGTTCATAGGATTACTATCACATTGACTTCTATCCATAGATACAGGAGAACCAAGTCTGATAGATGTACTACCTTGATGCCAATCAGTAAACTCTGGTGCATCTACATCTCCACTTAGATCGTTGATGCTGTTAAACATTTCATCAAGATTACCAGCAACATGATCTGGAGATATATAGTCACCACTGTCGTTTGTAATAAGATCAGTCTCAACTACAGAGAAGTTACCTTTCTTATCTACAACAGTATAGTCTTTAGGATCTTTACCGGACGCTTTTAATTGTATATACTCTTTTGGTATCCACATATTAACAGCTTTGTATGTCTTGTTGGTTTTCTTTACAGATTTGTAGGCTATAAAATAACCAGAGTCTGTAATAGGAAACTCATACTGATCCATAAAATTATACAAATCACGCTTTACATGATCTGCAGGATTTAACATAGTCAACTTCCAGAAGTTAACAAGAGGAGTTAGAGGAATATCTTTCTCTATAAACTCTCTCATTTTATTTAGAAGTTTAGAAGGTAATGGTTCGCTATAACCTTTTAGGAACCAGTTACCCATACTATCTCTTACAAGACTCTCTTGACCATAGATCTTAGATGTAGGATCAAACTCTTGTATTAACTCATCTACAAGTAAATTAGTTGGGTTCAATGCTACAGTCTTTATTCTCTCGTATAATGACTGAGCTTTAGTCTTATCAGCTTCACTCTTGTAGTAGCTTATGCCGTTGACCAACGCAGTAACATCTTTGTCACTGCGTATTGCAAATATTTGATTTTTACTCATTTTATTTAAATTTATTGATTTTATAATATACAACTTTATAATGGTCTTTTATAATATTTTTCAATATGTTTAGACCTTTTTCTGGAGTCTCTTTGTACTCTCTTATATGACTATTAGAGATGTTAACAGTGTAAGATAAAAAGTGTATTTCATCGTATATACTTCTCATCATATCGTTAAAAGCTTTTATACTAACACCATTTACAGTATAACTATCAGGAGCATAAGGTATCTTATAATACTGTAGAAGTTTTTGTACTTCTTTTTCCTGACTGCTCTCTTTTGTAACACTGTCTCCTCTTCTAGTTTTGTTAAATATTTCATCCCATTGACCACAGTTAGTAACATTTCTAGTCACGGTATGTATACCTTGAAACTTAATAGGAAAAACTTCTAGCTCTTCAAACAATGAAGTAAGATTTCTATAGAAAGAGTTAAATAAACCAGCGTGTTTAAAAGATATAAATAAATTATAATTCTTAGTAATGTACTCCTTTATGGATAATGCACCCATATCAGAATAATGCTTAACATGTCTATTTGCAATCTTGTGTATTGCAATACGTGTTTTACTAATCTCTATTCTATCTCCTACTCTCTCTTGTCTACCTCCTAGATAAGAAAATATAAGACAAAACTTGTTCAGAATATCTATCTCATCTTGAGTACCATATATAATAGTATTACCTTTTGCTATTTCATTCTCTACGGCAATATAAGTAGTACTTAGTTTCTTATAGGTAATATCAGACTCATTGTCTCTATGATAGTATCTTTCAAAGTGAGGTATCCTAGCACATACTGCACCTTTTGGAGCTTTTGTTTTAACTCTGGTAGGTACATTAGGCTTGTAAGAATCAGGAACTACAATCTTATCATAGCTGCTAGTGTTGTCTTTTATATATTTTAACAACAAAGGCTTAACTATATCATAGTCTGCTCTCTTATCTTGTAAGAAAGAACCCTTACTCCAATCTACTTCTGCTACTTCAACACAAACAAAAGTACTACTATTAATAAGCTCATCATGAATGTAATTGCTTTTTAGAGAACTAAGCTTGTCTGCTTTTCTGAACCAGTGATCTAAGTCATAAGTTTTAAAAAGTTTATCAGGCTCATTGCCATACTTCTTTAGACTTCTTTCACCATCTATAATTCTATATGTTTTTAGAATCATTGCTAGCAGAGTAGAATCTACAGCTACACCCCAAGGAGCAAAGACAGGACGATCCATACTACTCATAGTAAAACTAATATCAATAGTATGTTCTCCTATAGGAAGCTTTATAGTATTATGACTTCTATTATTAGCATCTATAAAATACTTTCTAAAGTCTGTAACCTTAGACCATGACTCCTGATACATACCTAGCAGTTCTGCTCTTGCTTCTTTATATTTATCTTGTATAGCTTTAATAGTTCTGTCGTTATACTCAACGTTCTCACGAGACATAGTAACATCTATCTCACCTATATCAAACTTCAAAGCGATTGTAGTAGCATTGTAATAATCACAATACATCTCCTTATCACCATACTGACCAAGACCTGCCTGAGACTTGTCAAGAGGATAGCTAACACCGCCTAGACATATAGACAGACGATAATCAGGATCATTATTAGTAGATGCAATCCAATGCTTACCTTCTATAACCTTATAGTTACGATCTATATTTAGTCCTATATAATGTATATTACTAAAGAATCTTAGCTGGTGTTTGCACTCAGATTTAAATCTATCTTCATCTCCTGCTCTTACAGGAAGAATAACTGTAGTACCATTACGTTCATCAGTTTTCTTCTGTGATAATAATTTGATAACAGGAACTTCTTCTCCTCTATGCACAACATAGCTGTAAAGTATACCACCGTGTATGGTGTTAACTTCAAATACATCTGTGTATGCTAGAGGTGATTTTGCACCAATACCAAATCCACCAATCTCATCATTTGTATCTCTCTTGGTGGAAGAAAAATACTTGGAATATATATCCTTGATTCTTTCAGGGCTTAGACCAACACCCACATCCTGGAAGCTAATCTTACCGTTCTTTCCTGTCAAAGGATCTGCTGGCACCATAGTAATGACAACGTCATCTTTTATACCGGCTTCTCTATGAGAGTCAAAACAGTTAGAAGTTACCTCACGAACGATAGAACCAATCTTGTTAGAATATAAAGTATCAGAGAAACCTCTGAATAATATACCTATATTCTTTTTGTCTATTCCAAAGTCTATACTCTTATTCACAGTGCCTACACTCTGAATATCTGAATTACTTACTATTTTCATAATTGTTTTAAATTTTGAATTACTTAAATCTTATTGTGTTATTGCCTACATGAATAAAGTTCTGTCCACACTTAGGACAATTAGCTTCATTAGTTTTCCAGTTAAAGTGTAAATAACCTTTATGACAATTAGGACACAGTATAGCTGGTTCCTTATTACTAGTCATTACAGGCTCTTCTGGTATATTCATACCTACTTGCTGTCTTGCTTCTTCAGCTGCTTCTTCTTGCATTTCAATAAACAATTGTTTCATTTTACCCATTGCTTTCTATTTGTATGTTATACTTAATTTCTGTATTGGGATCTGGTATTTCTATATCTAAACTATCTACCGCCCAATTCTTTACATTATCTAAATACTTAACAAATTCATCCGTAGACAATTGTTTAGTAGACTTTGATAATGTACCTAATACCTCACCATCACCGGAAACAATATCATCTCTTAGAAAATTAGATCTAAGAAACTGATGTACATCGTCTCTAGTCAATGGACTGGTAACGCTATGATCATCAATATCTGTACGAGTGTATCCAAGCTCAATGAACCTTTCTCTTATAAGATGTACAACTACACCCCAATAGTACCGGTTCTGAGGATTGGTACGCTTGTTGGTTTTATTGATGCTAATCTCTACCACTTTATCGTGATAGGTTTTCAGCTCATCGTTTACTACGAGAGGCTGATCTGGTATAATTCTACCGTTGCTAATCGTTGCTATAAAGTTCATCATAATAACTATATTTTAATATTTCTTCACGTTCTTCTTGCTCTAATGTAAATACAAGTTTACGTTGTGATTCATTATCTACAGGAACAAACTCAGGAGCTGCTGATTTTGTAACATATTTAATATCATCATCTGGTATTATATTTAATTTGACTAAAAGATCTTGAAAACATTTGTTATACAACCACTGATTGTCTAGATCCCAGTTTGCTTGTCTTATTGTATCATACATCTTTAAGGATATTCTGATAGGCAAGCTCTCTATCTTTCCAATATGTTTCATATATGGTAAGAAAGAATCTTTGACTGAATTTACAACCTTAGATCTTATGTGTGGACTCATCCTTGCATTATACAAAGCTTGTCCATTTATAGTAAGATATTTAGGTTTACCTATAGTTCTAGGATTTGCAACAACAAACTCACCGTTTGCATCTATCATTCTACCTCTCGAATCAAAAGTATTATTCTTATATTTCTTCGGTATTTTACCGCCTTTTTTATAATACTTAATTCTCCTGGCTTTTGATATCATTACCTTCTTTAAAAATAAAGGTATACTTATTTCTATTTTATCCATGGAAACTTCTTTTTTGTTTGTGCAACTAGATTTAACGTAGACTCTAGTCCGTGTCTATGATAATAGTCAGAAATATCTTTCGCTCTATAATCTTTACTACCAAACCTACCGTCTGTTAGAAACATAGGCTGAGCATTATACTTTCTGAAAAGCATGTTAGCCATCTTCACACCAGGTAAATCAAAGTCCATAAAAGAAAACAGATGTTCAAATCTAGTAGATAGATCTTCTATCTCTTTATCTTCTATTTGCACTACCTCAGAAGAAGGAGCACATGATATAATACCAAGGTTACGAAGACACATAACATCTTTCATAGACTTTGTAATAATCAAGTATGATCCTGTCTCAGGTAATTGATCTAACCCTTGCCAGCTATTAAAATTTGATATCCATCTAAAAGCATTTCGTTGCGGCATATATATTTTATATTTACCGGTACCAAATCTATATGCATATGCCAGATCATTATTAGATCTAGAATATATAACTTTGGTATTATAAAATACTATCTCACATGGATATACATTATACATATCTAGTGTTCCTCTGTTGATATTATACGAAGACCAATACTCTCTATCATACTGATCCCAATGTCTTACCTTTATTTGTATTACAGACTCTTTGGGTTCTAATTTAATTTTAGAATACTCTTGTATTTTACCTACAGATATAACACTATTACCATTAATAAGATTGAAATCCTCTGCACATTTCTGTAGTGCTTCTTGATAGTTAAGACCATACTTATATTGTATTATCTTAATCCAATCACCACTAAATCCTTGAGCCCAGTCTTTGAAATAAATAGTACCACTACCATTCGCCCAGAAACTACAGGAAGGATTATTATCTCTTCGCAAAGGAGATCTAACACTCTTACTATTAACACGTATTCCCAGGTAATACTCTAGTATTTGTACCTGATCTAGTCTACTCAGTATAAACTCTTTCGTTACAACTTGATTTAAACTATACATATTAATTGATTTTAAAATGAAAAGGGCACCATATGGCACCCTTCTCTAGAAATTTAAACTAAACTTATTTACATAAGAATAAACCTAGCTTACCAAATATCACCACTATCTGATGACTCAGATGATGCGATTTCTGCTTCGCTAGTAGGTGCAGCCGCCTGTAAATTATCTCTAGAAGAGATACTAAGCGATTGTGCACTATCTTGAGGTAAGATAAAAGGTTGTATTGCTCGCTGAGGAAATTGTAAATATTTACCCTGCTTATCATATACACACTTTACCTTAAACTTTAGACCTTCGTAGGAGTTACCTACCAGATCTACAATGTTTTGACCAAACTTATCCCAAGTGTCACCACTAAGAATTAGTTTGTCTTCTGGAACAAAAGAAGACAATATATGTCTAAGAGACTCTCCTACATTACGTATTAAGTCTTTATGTAATTGTTCAGGTGTAGAAGACCAAGGTCTTCCGCTAGAGGCTGCATTCTTAGATGACTCTTGTAGTCTTTCTAATGATGTAACTTCCATGTAAGTTTGTGTAAACTTAGCACCTTCTTCGTCTTGGAAATAAAATCTTATAACATTACCTCCGGTTCCATCTTGTCTTAGAGTATCGAATGTTACGTCCATAAGACTAACATTCTCATTAATACCAGCACTCATTAATTTATAAGTGCTAGTATTAGGTTGAGTTTCTACTAATTTGTACATAAAAATTGATTTAGAATTATATTAAATTTATATATGTAATATACAAAATTAATTTGATTTGTATATGTTTTTCCAGTCAAAATCTAAGATCTTGCCTGCTAAATGAGGCAGTCTTGTGCCTGCTTCAATCTCATCAGATGCCTGAAAAGATATCTGTAGTTTACCTTCTTCATTTCTGTATACAAAACCAATAGCGTCAGACTTAGCCATGACATAATTCTTTAGTTTTCCAGATAAATCAAGAGAGCTTACATTTACTTCAACTGAATCGTTTCCTATGATAGTTTTCTTTCTGTGACCAATGATAATAATATGATCACAGCAATCCATAAGAGCAGCAATCATATTCATGACTCTAGTTCTTACCTGATTATAACCATCACCAAAAGGAATCTTTGCATAGCTTTCTACATTATTAGCAATGGCTACGTCTTTTTCGAACCACGCAACCACATTATCAATAGTATCAAGAGCAATGTAATCATATATTGTACCTTCATCTCCTTTTAAAGCTTTCACTGTTTCTTTGAGTTCTGCAGTGTTATTAACTTGGAGCTTTAAAGCGTCAACATATTTCGTGCCTTTTTCTGTATCTATAATTAGACAGTTATCTAACTTAGATAACATGGTTGTCTTCCCTACCTTTGATTGTCCGAAGATAGTTAGTAGTGAAGGGTTTACTGTTTTTGATTTAACAACTTGAGTGGGTAATTCCATAATTTATATTTTATTTTAATTTAAAAAAGTTTTTCTTCGTAGGTGTCAAACCTACCATGTGTCAGATTATTACGTAATCTTGTCAGTCCTGCAACACCTGTTCTATTCTTTAAACAGTGCAGAGCAACAAGATCTACTGTAGGAAATCTCTTCTTACCATAGTATTCTAAGTTAAGAAGTATAGGCTGATGTAATACCATAACCACATCAGCAGAGTGATAGATTTGTTTGCTACCGTGTATATCAGTCTTAGTAGGATAATGTAAAGAAGGATTTGTAGGATCTCTACGTTCCTTAGATTCCATCTTGTCATTCATCTGACCAACTAATATGTTACAAGTTCCAAATTCTTTTCGGACTTGTATAAACATCTTTCCTAGTTCTGCAAGAGATTGTATTTCATTCTCTCCTGCATTTGGTGTAACAAGTAAAGTGTGATCAAGAGATACAACTATCTTACTATCTTTGAATTCATTACAGAAGTCATTAATAGTAGCATATATTCTATCTCTAGTAGAGGGGGTTTCAACATAGTAAACATTCTTATTCTTCATACGAGAATAACTATCTCTAATAAGTTTAAGCTCTTCCATTGTAAGAGGTCTATCAGATGATACAAGTTTTCTATAGTCAACATCATTAAGTTGTGAGATTTTTCTTATCATCTCATCTTTGGCATGCATTTCAAAACTAAAGTGTAATACCTTAACGTCTTGATTACCTAAATAATACGATGTAAAGTCTGTGTGCAACATGTTAACAAAGAAAGACTTACCATGACCTGATGCTCCGGCAAGAAAGTATGTTTGTCCAAAGTGAAAACCACCAAGTAGCATAGTATTTACCTTCTGCCACCGTGTAGCGAGGAAGGGTCTCTTGTTTAGAGCTCCTTCTTCTAGGAATTTATCGGCTTCCTTAATAGCCTGATCTGCTGTCTTAATCTGAAGACTAGTAAATCTTTTCGTTTGGAGATTCGAATCCATCTATATCTGTTTTCATAAGTTCTAAAATAGTTTTCCATTGCTCTGTCTCTATCCATTTTTCCATACCCATAGTAATCAAGTGATTATCTTTTGCATAGTCAAGACATTTCATGACTTTCATATGCAGAGCTCTTCTTGTAGCAATTTTTTTCTTATAATAATTACGTGTCCGCATAGTCGCATTACGACCAGGGAGTCTCTTGCTATCTACATATATATGTATAGGATAAGCTTCAAAGAACTCTTCGTATGCTGAATTAGCATCAGTATTGTAAAGATCTTTAATAAACTTATCTGTAACTGTATAGTTATCAGCTAGAGATGACTTGGTATCAGGGTTATCATCAATAAGATAACCACGTTCTACCATATCGTGTAACTCAGACGTAGTGAATCCACCCTCCAGATGTACATACTTATATAAGGATGCATAATCATTCTCATAAAGTATATACAAAAACAAAAACTGTGATGGACTTAATGCATGTTTTGTCAAAAAGTCCACGTATTGTTTGGGTGTTTCTAAAATCATTCTTCTACGTTTAAATAATTAAGTGAGGCTTGTCCTAGATGTTGTTTGATATCATCTATACTACTCACGTTGATTGTATTGACTGTTTTCTTCTGTCTAGATTTCAGCCATTTCTCATCTTGAGAATCACGAATATACAAATTTACAATAAGACCTGTCTTACCAGGAGCCCATCGTATTGCTCTACCCGTGCGCTGTAGATCCTGTCTAGAAGTAGATGTACCACTACAGATAATAGCAAGAGTAACATCTTGTATATCAAAACCTTCATCTAAAGCTCTAGCTGTAGATATAACTTTGATATCAGTTCTGTCATCATTAAAATGTTCTATTGCTTTTATCTTTGCATACTTACCCATCTTAGAGTGATATGATATCGCCCAAGGATAGCATGCTTTAGTAAGTTCATCTGCAAACTTAACAGTTTCAGAGAATGTAATTGTCTTGACATCAAATGTCTCAATCAATGATTTAGCAACTCGTATCTTAGAAGGATGGTTGTATAGAAATGTCTTTCTTAAACGCATATTCTTAGACCAATTTACTGCTGCACTCATTATACCTTTAGGATCATAACCTGTCCTAGCAGCATAGTGCTCTCTGAATTCTTGACTTTGCAAACATTTCATAGCTGTCTGAAAGTTAAAATCAAACCATTTAAAGTATTTATTAAAACTATCATGCATAGTTTCATATTTAAATCTTTCCTTGTCGTCAAGTTCTATACCTAAATTAAATACTTTAAAGTTTGATACATATCCCATAGATAATGCTTCTTGCATAGATACAGTATCTATTACAGGACATTGCTGTTCAATAATGTAATGTTTCTTATCATTACGTTCTAGTGTAGCAGTAAGACCAAGTATATATTTATAGAAGATTTTTGTAAATACATTTCTAAACACATCAGATGCATAGTTATGTATTTCATCCAGAATTAAAAGATCTGCTGTTCTAGTAGCCTTTACGCCTGTATTTACAACCATAATAGTTACATTGCATAGTCCTAGCTCATTTATTCTATCTACCCACTGATCTCGTAAGTATCTTGTAGGAACTATAACAGTTGTGCTAGCTTCAGGAACTCTGTCATTCATCTGTTTAATAATGAGACAAGCTACATAAGTTTTACCAAAGCCTGTTACAGCTTCTAATGTGCCTTTGTAACCATTAGCCTTCCAGATGTCTATTGTTTTCATCTGTCGTAATAATCTTGTTTTATCTATTTTCATATATACTTATTTAAGATACGAAATATTAATTTCATATCAAATTTTACTATCTACGTATTTAAAAGGGTCTATACGCCATATCAAATATATGTATGCAGGACCGGTATCGTCGTCTTCATCTACTAAAAATTCAGAGACGCCTATATAATCTGGAAAGAAAGCATTAAACGCATCATCTACCTGATTCCAGTAACCAAACCTTATATACAAAGCTTTATCGTTATGCACACCTATTTCAAAGTCATCTGACCCATACCATTCTTCTATTTTCTTAAAAACTGTAAAATCTATTCTCATTTTGACCATTCTTTTGTTATGTTAGTATCTGATTTTAATAATCCATTGTCAATTATAGTCAGTGCTGCAGATTCCATTGTCTCTCTTAGAATATTAGACCATTGCTCTGCAAAGTCCTTGTGACATATTGTGTCAATCTGATCATGCACTGTCATAATTAATTTAACTGGATATTTATTATCGTGAATAATATCACGCAACTTGTAAAGAGCAAGTTTAGTCATGTCTGCACCTGTTCCCTGTATAGGGGTATTCTTGGATGCACGTTCTATGCTACCAAGTATTGCAAAATCAGTCTCCTTGCCTTTCCAGTCTTCAAACCAACGAATACGCTTGTAAGGAGCAAAAGTCCTAATATGACCATTGTCTTTACCATAGTTACCTAGATTAGTAAGAAACTTCTTGATTGCAGGAAATACAGTAAAATATTTCTTGATCATAGATTTAGCTTCTTTCACAGGTATACTAAGTGTATCTGCAAGTTTGAACTCACTCATACCATAAGCAAGACCGAAGTTAATAGACTTTACAGCAGTACGTAATCTCTTACGCTCTGCTACATTGCCATCAGCATCTTTCCACCTTTTATCAAATATGAGTTCTGCACATATAGAGTGAAGATCCGCTCCTTGTTCTAACGCTTTCAACCAAACAGGATCGCCAGATCCGTAGGCAATAATACATAACTCTTGTGAAGAGAAATCAGATGATACAAAAACATCATCAGCATTCTTAGGTACAAAAGCATTTCTGTATGTATTACTGCTAGGAATCTGTTGCATATTGGGCTTTTTGGATGAAACACGACCGGTGTTTAATATCTGTTGAAAAGATGTATGAACTTTACCATCTTTATGCAGATACTTATAAAAATCCTGACCATATGCATTATGCAATTTACTCTGTTCCTTGAAGTGTATATACTTTTCTATGATTGGATGCGTATTCTTATGCGTAGCAATTAGCTTTGCATTGACACTATCAAGTTCTGGTATAATAACCTTAAATAGTCTAAGCACTTGTGAAGGCGAAGACCACATCATATCTGTTTGTCTTAGTTCACTAGTAGCTGTAAACATATCAGTTTGTATTTGTCTAAGTTTAAATTTAGAAAACTGATCTTCTTGTGCAATAAATTGATCGAGCTCAAGCTGTGTTTTGTCAAGCTCTTTAGCAACGATATCTATATTCTTATTCCATTTATCTTTATTAAGATAGATACCATTGTATTCCATGTCTGCAAATGCAAGACACGCTTTGTTCTCAAGTTCAAGAACATTTAATAAATCAAGATCGGATAGCATCAAGATCTGTTTTTGTCTAAGTTCTATCAGATACTGTGTATCATCAATAGCATAGACAAGTTGTATCTTAGTAAAGTTACCCTTGTGATTTATAAAAGAAGCTCTCGCTTCCTTGCTCATGGTAATGTCTAGATGTCTATCTAACACACTATCAAGAGAATATTTTATAGAAGACTTACCACAATGTATAAGTTGCTCAGCAAGCATAGTATCATGTATATTTTCACATCTGATACCGTTAGCAAGCAGAAACTTGTAGTCAAATTTAGCATTGTGAAAGATTTTTACGACTTTTTTACTGCTAAACATAGGTGCAAGTCTTGATATATCTACATTTCTGCAGTCAATCACATAGTTGTGCTCTGCAGAAGAGATTTGTAATAACAATAGTTTATCATCTTGCCAATGAAAACCTGTAGTCTCAGTGTCAACAGCCACTACATCACACTTTTTAAGGTGTGATATAGCTTCGTTGATGCTGATTATTCCAAAACCTTCATAAGCACTTTGTGACTTACTATTAGTTATTAAATAATTCATATTACTCGTATTTTAGGTATAAGTATAGTATTACTATATACAAAGTACCGGTTACTAAAGCTAACATATCTCAAAACCTCCTGACTGATAGCAAAAGTTAGCAAATTCTCTTACATTTTCAACAGAAAAAGGGTAACTACCTTGTATTTTCTTTGTTGCATACAAGTCTTCCCACTGTTTTCTATATGGTTGTGGAAAATCTGCAGGTGCTAACCAGTTTTCATCGCTACCTATCTCATCACGCACTTTCTCATTTAAC